TCGTAGAGACAGTAGTTGATGCTATACCTGAAGTAGACTTACCAAGCGTAGACTTGCCTAGCATAGACTTACCTAATATTAATCTTAACTTACCACAAATAACCATGCCTTCGTTTATGGCTTCACCGCGAGCAGGCACAAGAACTACGGATACTTTGTTTAAGGATATGTTGCAGTTTGAAACAGAAATAACAGCAGCTCCACAGATACAAAGGCTAGGACAACAGCCTCTAATGCCAGTTGCTCAAGTTCCGACGGCACCTGTGTTACCACAAACAAACATACTAGGACAGTTTTTACAACCAACACAAGCAACACAACGTAGACCGCAGGGTTTATTAACAGGAAGAAGGGTTTAATTAATGACATACTTACAGATAGTAAACAGTGTACTGCGTCGGCTCCGCGAGGAGGAGGTAAGCACTGTAGCACAGAACAGCTACTCTAAACTGATAGGAGAGTTTGTTAATGATGCAAAAAGAACTGTAGAGGACGCTTACGACTGGACTGCATTGCGTACCGAGCTTCCTGTGTCTCTTGTTGCTGACACTACTACATATTCTTTGACAGGCTCAGGCACTAACTTGAAGGTCTTTAACGTTGTTGATGAGACTTCTAAGAACTTTGTACAATACCGTGGTGCTGCTTGGATGGATAATGCTAACTTAGTAACTCCTCCACCGTCGGGCAAGCCTCAGTACTATTGCTTCAAAGGTGTAGACACTAATGGTGATGACACTGTTGAGATTTACCCTAACCCAGACAAAGCGTACACCTTGACATTTAACTCTGCTGTACGTACTGCTGACTTTACTGAAGATACTGACAAGCTCACAGTTCCCTCTTTGCCGGTGACTCAACTGGCTACAGCGTTGGGTGCTAGGGAGCGTGGAGAAACTGGTGGAACAAGCGCCGCTGAATTGTTTGCTCTGGCTGATGTCTCTTTGTCCGACGCCATTGCTTATGACTCAGCCAAACACCCCGAAGAAACTATCTGGTATTCATAATGGCTCAACAATTACAGAACATTACAGTAGCAGCGCCGGGATTCTATGGCCTTAACACAGAGGATTCACCTATTGGTGGTAATCCTTCGTTTGCGTCTATCGCAGACAACTGTGTTATTGACAAGCTGGGTCGTATCGGTGCAAGAGAAGGCTGGGAGGAAGTCAGTACCAACGGTTCCTCCGTACTAGGGACTAGCCGTGGTATTGAAACAGTGTACGAATACATTGATTCTTCCGGCGATAAATATATACTGTCAGCAGGTAACAACAAAATATTTACAGGGACTACAACACTAACGGACGCGACACCCGCAGGTTACACTCCCACAGCTAACAACTGGAAAGTTGTGACTCTAAACGACCATGTGTATTTGTTCCAACGAGACCATGAGTACGTGCTAGGCACAGACCATGATGGTACTTTTGTATTGGAAGAACACTCAGCACACACACACGCGACAGGTACACCACCAGAGGCTAATGAAGTTTTAGCAGCTTACGGTAGACTTTGGGCGGCTGATGTTACTGGTAATAAGCACACAGTATACTGGTCTGATTTGTTAAATGGACATCACTGGTCAGGCGGTACTTCAGGTTCGTTAGACGTCACGACTGTATGGCCTACGGGCTTTGATGAGATAACAGCCTTAGCAGCTCACAATGGCTTTCTAATCATCTTTGGCAAGAAGTCTATACTGGTGTACTCCGGTGCTACTTCTCCGGCCTCTATGACCCTTGTAGACACTGTAGAGGGCGTTGGTTGTATCGCTCGTGACTCAGTACAGCACACAGGCAAAGACATTCTCTTTTTGTCTAATTCAGGTGTACGTAGTTTCGAAAGGGTTATACAAGAAAAGTCCCTACCTATGCGCGACATCAGTAAGAATGTACGTACTGATTTAATGTCATTAGTAGTTTTACAAAGTAATCCCATAAAGTCTATGTATAGTTCTGACAATGCTTTCTATGTGTTGACACTTCCTGACAGCAACACTGCATATTGTTTTGATATGAGAACACCACTAGAGGATGGTTCTCAGCGCGCTACTACTTGGTCAAGCCTCTACCCTTTGTCGTTTACTGTTCTTGAAGACGGTACTGTTTACATAGGTAAAGAAGACGGTATTGTAAAGTACAGTGGCTACTTAGATGGGACTGAGAAGTACGAGATGCGTTACTTTAGTAATCCTTTGGACTTTGGCAATACGTCCAACCTAAAGTTCTTGAAGAAGTTTAACTTAACTATTATCGGTGGTCAAAGCACACCCACAACTCTTAACTGGGGCTATGACTATGCGCAAAATTATACCAAACAAGCATTTATCTTTGGTACAGGAACTCTAGCCGAGTACGGCATTGCTGAGTACAACACTACTGGTGAATACACTTCATCTATTCTTATCAACACTCCGAAGGTAAACACCAGTGGTAGCGGTGAGGTAGTGACGATTGGCCTTGAAGCTGAGATTAATGATGCTCAGTTCTCTATTCAAAAAATTGACATACATGCTCTATTAGGGAGACTAATATAATGAGTTTATTTGATTTAACTGACGCAGCTAGAGCCGGTGCTGATTACTACCTAGGACGTGAGAACATCCAAGACGTTCAACAGCTAGGTCGTGAGCAGCAGGCAGCCCTTACAGGACTTGCAGGACAGGTAGGGGAAGCTACTCAGTTTAAACCCTACACAGTCACAGGTACTTTAGCTGATGTCTCGGCAACACCTGAAGGGGGTTTAACCGTTGGGTTGTCTCCTGAGCAGCAGGCTCTACAAAGCCAGCTAATGGGACAAGCAGCGGGTTTGTTTGGTCAGGTAGGGCAAGACCCTGCGGCACAGCAAGCAGCTATCTTCGAGCAGATTAGGGCCACACAGCGTCCTGAAGAGGAACGTCAGCGTCTAGCTCTAGAGGAGCGTATGTTATCTCAAGGTCGCTTAGGTTTAGGTTCCGCAGCTTACGGTGGTTCTTCACCTGAGTTACTGGCACAGGAGACTGCACGACAGGAAGCTATGTCAAGAGCCAGCTTAGGTGCTAGACAGCAAGCATTAGCTGAACAACAGCAATCACTTGCAGGGGCGCAGGGTCTACTAGGTGCTGGTTATATGCCACAACAGCAGGCTCTCGGACTCTTTGGTGCCGCAGCTACTCCTGCTGGGCTTGCTACCGGTGGGCAGCTGACTGGCGCACAGTACCTCGCTCAGTTAGGCGGTAGAGCTTCGGAGACACGTTTACAAGCCGAAGACTTAGCTAACCAGTTAAGACTACAACAGCAGCGTTCCTTGCTTGATAGCGTGTTAGGCAGAGAAGCTACACTACAGGAGCAGATAGCAGCGGCTGCGTTAGGCCAGCCCGGTTTAGCTTCTGGACAAGATGGTTTGTTTAGTGGTATTTTTGAGGGCGCACAGGACTATCTTTCTGGTCTACCTGTTATTGGTGATATGTTTGGTGGCGGGGGTACTTCTTCCGGTGGTGGCGGTGCTATGGTTAATCCTATACTCGGCGGTACAGTTGGTGGCGGAATGGCTGATACTTTATTAACCGACGACCTTACTAGCTTTTAATAAAGGAGACAAACATAATGGCTAAAGATTTAATGAGAATGCTCACGGAGATTACTCCAACACAACAGCCTACTTCTGCTGTACCCGGTACTCCCGGTTTCCGTGGTATGTTTGGTCAACAACAAGCACAACGACTTCAGGGTAGCTTAGGTAGCCTTGCACGTGGTGGTGCCCCTTCGCCTCAAGCACGAATGGGTCAAGCGTTAGCTGGTCTGGACTTAAATAAACCGGAAGACCTAGCAAAACTGGCTAAGATACAACAAGGTACTGGTGATTTTGCTGGTGCTGCTCAGACGGCTGCTAAGATTAAAGCTTTACGTTCAGAGGAAGCTCAAGCAACCGCAGGGAAGACACAACGCCAGCAGTTTGCCACTTACTTGGACAGAACCTACCCTGATAAAGGATACGGCGCGTTGGCTTTACAAGGTGTACTAACGCGTGACAACATGGATGACTTTATTGACGACTTAAAGATGTCCGCCGATTTTGGTAAAGGTGTTACGTATACTGTAGAGGATGTGGACGGGAACAGTTACACTATGATACCTTCCTTTAGCAAAGAAACAGGCCAAGTAAAGAATAACTATGCTCCCCTTAGCGCGGGTGCCCCTCCTACACCTGTAGGTAAAGTAGAGATTACAGGCGGTGAGTTCGCACAAACAGCAGGTGAAGCGGCGGCCTATAAGCTGAAGTCTGATTCGGAAAGAGAACAGGAAACAACCTATCAGGAACAACGTGTAGCGATGGTCGCACAGATGCCAGAAATAAACGCTAAGTACGCTAACCTACAGAGAGCTGAAGACCTTTTGTCTACAGTAGCTACAGGCGGCCCAATAAACATTATAGGAACTGGTTTAGAAACCTTCTTTGGTAAAAAGCCTAAAGACAAAGCAGAGCTAGAGATTATCTTTGGTCTTGAAATGTTGAAGTCACTTAAGCCTTTCTTTGGTGGTGTTATTTCGGATAGTGAATCTAAGCGTCTTGAAAACATTTACGCGGGCCTTGAAAAAGGCAGTGAAGCTAACAAAGGTATTCTAGCTACGTTAAAGAAAGAATTAGACAACGCTATGAAGAAAGCGGAACTCTACCGTAACGCTAAAACCTTTAAAGACTTTGAGACAACTATCGGCGTAATGTTCCCTGCGGGTGAAGTGCAAGTAGACAGCCCGAATAGAATTAACTTTAATGACCTAAAAAAAGGGTAATAAGATGATGCAAGAAATTACGTTACCTGCCGGACGAGTTATTGAGATAGAAAATTTGCCTACTGATATGACACAAGCAAGGCTTAAAGAACTACTCATACGCAACAACGAAGCAACAGAGGCTGACTTTGTTGTAAAAGAACGTGGTATCGGAGCTACAGGTGAAGGAGTAGATGTAGGTCAGTTCCTGAAAGAAAACCTAGACATTCCCGGTGGTATTGCAGGTTCTCTTGCAGGTATGAAACTAGCGGCTCCTACGGCTAACCCTTTTATAATTGGACTCTCCGGTGTTGTTGGAGGAGCCATGGGTACGTTTGGCGGTACAGTTGCTTCCGATGCTTTGACGCAGGAAGACATTGACTTCCATGACGCTGTTGAAAAATCTTTAGACTCTGCTCAGTTTGATGTCGCTATGTTGTTGGGTGGTAAGGGATTGAAGTCTGCTTGGATATTAGGTAAGAAAGCACTGGGTCACACGCCCGAAGAAACCGCTGAACTTATCCTGAAGAAAGCTAGAGAAGGACAAGCTACAGGCTCTCGTGAGTCTTTACAGGCTTCCCAGAACATCCTACAGGAAGGAGGCGCAAGTTTCTCACGCTCACAGACAGGACAAGCCAACGCTCTGGAGATATTCTCAGAGAAGATAGGCCAGTCCGGTCTGGTGTCTGAACAGGCTACTGCCAAACAGATGACTAAAGCCAACGACGCGGCACGTTCTGCCTTAACTGATGTGATTAACAGAAGTGATATGAGAGGCGGAGCAACCCCGCGTGAAGTAGGTGAGACAATGTATTCTATTGTTGAGGCAGGACGCAGTGCTTTGAGTCAGGCCTACGGTGATGCTTTGGGAGAGATACAATCTACAGTCTCTAACAAAGTCGTTAATACTACTCCGGTTAAGAAAGCAATAGAGAAGTTTTTAAACAAGAACACAATGTTGGCTGTAGACGAGTTAGGAGATAAGGCTGTCAAAGAATCTTCCCTAAGACCGCTGGCTCGTGACTTCTTGGAGAATAAACTACAAGGTGTGTTGTCTTTGCCTAATATGTCAGCTAAGGATTTCCTGTCTCTTGACAAGGCGCTTAACGCTGAAATACGCGCACTACGGGCACAAGGCGGTACTACTACGGATACTCTAGCCGCGCAACAACTAGGGGACGCTGTGGATGAAATGAGAACTGCCTTCCAAAGAGTACTAACACAGGCAGACCCTAAAGCGGCTAAAGAGTACCTTGCTTTAAAAAAGACCTACAAAGATTCTATGGACAGCCTCATGCCTAAAATAACGGCAACTACACTACGTGCCGCTGAAGCAGGGGACTACGACTCATTAGGCAGAATGTTACTACAACAATCTAACGTGAGTAAGGTTAAGGCGTTTATGGGCAGTATCGACGAGTCTTATAAGCAACTAGGCGCACGGCGCGGACTACCTTCCGAGGTGGCTTACAACAGCCCTAAAGAAGCTAAAGAGGCTATTAAGACAGGTTATCTAAAAGGCTTATTCCCCGATGCTGATGACCCTACATTTGATATGTCTAACTATGCTCGTCTAGCCGCGAAGTATAATAAGCCTCAGTACGATGATATGCTAAAGACAGTTACAGGTAAGGACTACCCTAGAGTTAAGCAGTTAATGAACCTGATGAACGAAGCTAGTAAGACTCCTGACGGTAACGTGGGTACTCTGTTCCTACGTGGTAAAGAATACTCAGCGGCTCGACAGGCTACAGGCGGTCAGATAGGTACAGCGGCAACTGCAACAGGTATAGGAGGGGTAACCGGAGGTTTAATAGGCGGTGCCTTTACTTTAGGCGCTATACTGATGGCTCCGGTGTTCCTAGCTAAGGCGGCTTACAACCCTAAAGCAGTCAACCGTCTACTTGCGTTTGAGAAAACTAAGTTTAAATCTACTGACGCTATGGAGAAAGCCGCTACTTTACTTATTGATGATGTCGTCCGTGGTATGGATGAATATGAATCAGCACAACTTAGAGTTGAATTAGAAAAACAATAGACGTAAAAAAGGGGGTCGCAATGACCCCCAAGTTTACTAAAGTTGCTGTTTAGGTACTAATACGCCGTATACAGCTGTTAATTTAAACTATCTCACAAGCACCGCCGGTACACGCTAGTTCCTGTGAGCCGGTTGTGTTGTCTTCCTGCTCAAAGTATTGTAGGTCAGACCAGTTAATATCTTTTGGCATTGACGCTAACACTTCCTCATACTGTTCAGGCGTGATGTCCTCATAAGGAGCTTGCTGATACGTATGTTCACTTACTGGCAACAAACTAATACCACTACACAAGTCAAAGTTATCCCAAATCCACTGAGCTACCTGAAGGAACTCGCTGTCAGTGTAGTATACTGTGATACTTGGCTTATGCTCACACCAATGATTCTGGTACATCTTCCAAAGTTCTAGCTGGTGCATTGCCCCTACGTCACTGACCGTCACACTGGTCTCTGGTGCCTTGACAGGAAAGCT